CATTGGATGGTCAACTCTATGACATCCTTGTTGCTATCGACTCTATCTCGGCGACTCTTCCAAATGGAAACCAAATTGCTGAAATCCAAAATGGCGAATTGGTAAATCTGGAAAGAATCGACGCTGGAGAATATGACGCAGGAACTTTCTAACAATTTCTGAACAAACAGAAAAACAAACAAACAAACAAAAATAAAATAAAATGGCTAATCCAATCATTAAAATCAAACGGGGTTCTACAACTCCAGCTAACCTCTCCGCAGGCGAGTTGGCAATTGACCTCACAAACCTCAATCTTTTCGTCGGTAAAGCTGACGGATCAGTCCTTACTGTTGGCGGTGAAGGAACCTTCGCTACCAAGGCTTATGCTGACTCCGCTGTTAGCACAGCCAACACCAGCCTGACTTCTGCTATTGATGCTGAAGAGACTGCGCGTATCGCTGCTGACAATACCCTCGACGGCAAGATCACCACGGAAAAATCCCGCATCGACGCGATCCTCTCCGCCGCTGACGCCGACAAAGACAGCTTCGCCGAAATCGTAAGCCTCATCAACAGCGTTGATACTGATAACGATACAGCGTTTGCTGGTTATGTTATTAGCAATGACGCTGCCCTCGCTCAAGAAGTGACTGATCGCACTTCCGCCGATACCGCTCTCGGTGGACGCATTGATGGTGTTGAGTCCGATGCGACTGCCCTTGAAGCCCGTGTAACTACTGCTGAAGCTGACATTGTTACTAATGCTGGAGACATCTCTAGCGAAGCGACTACTCGCGCCAATGCTGACTCGGCTCTCGACACCCGTGTTACTGCTCTCGAAACCACCATTGATGGTGGAGTTTACTAAAATAAAACAAACAAGTCCTCCGCAGGGTAAAACCTGCGGGGGCAACCCTCTTCGATAAGATGGCAAACCCAAGGATTATTCCGAAAAAGACGGTTCAGAGTGGCAAGATTCCAAGCCAGTCTGATTTGGTCTTGGGAGAGATTGCGATAAATCATGCTGATGCAAAGATTTACTCACGCAATCCAAGCACAGGTGAAGTTTATGAGCTAACGGGCGGTGGAGGCGGTGGCCCTGTTGGTGTATCTGTTGATTTGGACGCTATGTTCTCAACAGCTTACGAGAACTACTACCATACACTAAACTATTCTGGCGCGGGGGATTTGACCAGCATCCAAGTCCATGACGATGCCGTGGGAACGACTTTGTTATTCTCCCGGTCGTTTACCTATGACGGAAGCGGCAACCTAACTACCGTAACGACCACCGACGAGCAAAACGCTGGGGTATCACTAACTAAATCAATTTCTTACAATGGGTCTGGTGATATCACCAACGTGACCCGCAATTATATTCTATAATATGGCATTTTCAGCACCAGCATCAGGAGTAATAACACAAACAGGCAGAGACTTAGACTTTTCGGGTCTAGTTGGAAACGCAGGGGTTACGGTCACTACGGACGCAGGATTAACTTACTACGACTTTGGAACAAATCGCCTTGTCGTTAGAGGCACAATTTTTCACGACCCCGAAAAAGAGGTTGTTATTTTTCGGCATATTTCAACTAGCTCTACCGTTTCAACAAGTGTCCTCGCTATCTCGAACCCAGCGAACAATTGGAAAAATACTCAAGGATACGCAAGAGATGTCGAGGGGCGCATCGTTGTTGCCGCTACTGGACACGGGTATTTAGAGGGCGATGCAATTCGTTTCCGTTCAGTGACTGGCTCAAATCTTGAGCAACAAAGAGTCCGAATTGCCGAAGCGACAGCAGACACTTTTACCATTGATCAATCCGACTATTTCGACTTACCAGATTCCAGCCAAGGTCAGTTCACGCCAATAGGTTGTTACAATTTTGGAAAAGAAGTTACGGTCAACGGACGCACCAGATTAGCTGAAGGCGTGGGAATAATTTTTTCTGGCGACTCAGTTTCAAATTGGGATCCAGACGAATATGGTTTGAACTTAACGTCGTTCAGTTACATGTGGTCGAGAGGTGGAATGGTTGTCACATACAGACCATTCAATTTGGGAGGCGGCCCACACTACGACATTAAGGGAACGACATTTCTATCGACGCGTAGTGTCGGCGAAAAAGTTGAATGTCGTTCACTTGGAAGTGGATGGTGGAGAAAATCCAAATTAGTAAATATTGCTGGCGTTGATGTTAGTAGCGCAAAGGAAATGGAAATCATCCTTGAAAACGGCAATATTACAGAAGTGCTTGGTGGGTATTACGAAGTATCGATCAACGACTTCGATGTCAGCACAAACGCCGCCAATTACGACATCGGGCATGACGGCAATGGAACGCACCACCACCGCGATTACGAAATTCTAAACTCCGCAAATGGCTCAGAAATCCGCGCTATGTGGCGCGACACTAGAAACTTTTTTGGGCAGCGCGGTTGTGTTGCAACGAAAAAGGAAGTGTCTTTGAGTATCAAAGATTCCACAAACGCCCCCATCCAAGGTGCAAAAATTTATTTACAAGATAACCCGTCTGCTTATGCAAAAAACGCAACACTAACTGGCGGCACGGACATTGGAACATATACCGCCGCACCAACCCTGCTAAACGGAACATTAAATGGTAACGGGACAATCACATACCATTACAGCGACCCACTCACTTACGAGCATACTACGGATGCCAGCGGAAATGTTCCGACATTCAAAGTAACGACATCGGTTCAGATAAAGGAATTTAACGCCAACGAACCCGCCGCACTTGCCTCAAACGGAGGCCCATATAGCATTCCTTCGTTTAACTCTTTTTGGCGCGAAACCGACAACTCTGGCCCAGCATATACCGATTGGGACACCGACCGATTCGGTGGATTCTATAAAGTAGATCGTAGGTCTGATTCAAATACATTAGCAGACGATTTTACATTTAAGTTTTGCTCATACGGCCATGCTATATCGCAATCGACGCAGACACTCAAAGGAGTTGGCGAACTTGCTGTGAATTGGGTGCTGTTTGCAGACGCGAGCGTTACCGAGACAGACAAATCGGTTGTCGATAGCTACCTACAACTGGAAACTCCAGAGAAATTCTATGACAGGGCCAAGGCGTTTCTTACAGACAACTACGCTGGCGAAACGGCTACCATCGTCTCCCGAAGCGGAAACACGATTAATGCTGGAACTTACAATGTAACCATTGATGCTAACGCCTCCCAAGTTTTTGCATTCGACGGCACAACTATTACGATCAAAGCGGCATCCTTCGTCGGCAACATTCAAGGCAGCGGGACTTTTACCCTGCTCAACGGAGCCGAGGTTCTTGGAGCCTTTGGCAGCACGGTTGTCTATCCGTGGGAGGTCAGCAACGTCGAAGCTGGATCAACGCTTCAACTTTTTAATGTAACCCAAGACATTGAGATCGAGAACTTGGTGGTCAGCGGAACGGCTGGAACGAAAGTTAACGCCAGCGGCACATACGCCACAGCCGAAGCAGTTCCAAGCGACACGATCCGTCTCCGCATCACTTGCCAAGCTGGAGCTAATGCACTGCTGCCATTTGAGACTGTCGGCGTAGCTACTGCTTCTGGAGCATCATTCCGCGCTGACCAGCAACCAGACGCGATATACAACGCAAACAATATCGACGGATCAAGCATCTCTGGAATCACACTAACTCCAGATTACACAAACATCCAAATTGACTTGGACGATCAAGTTGCTCCGTATGAAATTTCAGCGCAAGCAATTTACAATTACTACGCTTACTTGCTTACTACGCAGCAGGGAATCGCTAATTTCTATGGTGCTATTACGCCAGTTGACCAAATGAATTACAGGATTAACGCATCGGTTGTTCCTCTGAAGATTCAGAATACTGGATCAACAGATGTTGTTCTTAATGGAGGTAGATTGTATCGTGATGATAGCGTCTCTGTTCTTGACACAGGCGCGGGTTCTGGAACAGGATCAATCATGCAAGATACTGGTTTCCTAGTTCAATACATCCAACCTCAAGTCGGAACCGCATTGACAAATTACGGCGCAGCTACATCAACTCAGCTATCCAATACTGAAGTTGCGCTGAAGAAAAAGATAACTCAGTCCTCTTTAATCTAGTATGCCAGAAGAATACCCACACCGACGAAAAAGCGACGAAATGATGCGCTACTTCGACAACGCATTGAAACTAGGAACATTTGCCGCCCTCGTAGGTGTTGCTCTGCTTGGAACAAAATTCGCAACCAAAGAAGAATTTTCGATTGTAAATTCCCGCATTGAGAAGATAGAACAAGTCTTGATTAGAATGGAAGCTAATGCTGAAACAGACAAGAGGCACGATATAACCCTTGTTGACCATGAGCAAAGAATTCGTATCCTAGAAAGAAAATGAAACTATCGTTAACGATAATCTCGGCTATACTACTTTCCTCCTGCGTAAATATACCGATACCGCCGATTGGAAAGGATCAAGGCAAACTTGGTTCAGTCCAACTCAAATTGGCGGTTTCGTATATTCCGCGCATCAACCCACAGAACAAAACAGAAAAAGAGAAAACAGACACAAGTGTAATATTTGCATTTGAGCAATTCTCTAAAACCATAAAAGATAAATGAACATAATAAACATCGTATTGCAACGCCTGTCCGAGAATTCGACATGGCGTGGAATCATCCTCGTAGCAACTGCTCTTGGAGTTAAACTTGACCCAGAGCTTCAGAACCAAATCCTCGTCGCTGGCTTGGGATTGGTTGGACTCATCAATGTAATTCGTAAAGGCAAGTGACTAGGGCTGAGATAGAGAGTATGCAAGCCCGTGTTGGCGCAAAGCCAGACGGGTGGTGGGGGCCAAAGAGTATGGCTGCTCTAAAGAAGCACCTTGCTGTCATGTCCCCAAATCCTCCTATCTCACCAAAGCCTACCACAAAAGCCTGCACAGAGTTCTTCGGAAAGCCGGGACAAGTTCCTATCGTCCGAATCAATGCTCCATACAAGATGTATCTGTATGACGGGCCAGAGGTGATCAGCGGGATTCCTATCCACGCCAAGTGCGCCGAAAGCCTCATAGAAATCTTTGAAGACTTGCTAGACATCTACATGACTCCAGACTCAAGGAGCGCGGCAGGTATCGACAAGTTCTTCGGAAGCTATGTGAATCGACCACAGCGCGGCGGATCAGAGCCAAGCAAACACGCATGGGCAGCGGCAATCGACCTAGATGCCAGCAACAATGGTCTGCATACAGTCTGGCCTACAAGATCACGGATGCCCCTACAGGTGATCGAGGTCTTCGCGCAGCATGGGTGGATCAACCTTGGGGCGGTGATTTTTCGTGACGCCATGCACTTTCAATTCAGCCAATAAATCATTTGACTTAACCCAAAACTATCGTTAACGATAAAACTATGAGTTGCGGAAATTCCAGAAGTTCTAAATGCAATCCGTGCGGCCCAAGTGAGGCGGCAATGAATGAGATTGTAAATCGCGCAGCTTACTACGCTCGCATCGCTGTAGAAGCCGCAGGAGGATCAACGGGCGGCAAAGCACCAACTGGTGGAAATACCTTTGGAGTATTCTACGAGAATGACCAAGTAATGGTAACAGACTACACTATCACAGAAAACCGCAACGCAATGTCCGCAGGGCCAATCACAGTAAACTCTGGAGTAGTATTGACAATCCCAGCAGGAAGCGTTTACACAATCGTATAATATTATGTCACTAATTCTCGACGGAACAGCAGGTTTGTTTGGCAATGTAACTGGAGGAGACATCTCTGGAAACATCATTGGACTGAACGGAAATTCTATTCCAGTAACTTCTACAGGAAGCACGACCGCTCGTTCATTGGCTAACAGGTTTGCTGATGTAGTTAACGTGAAGGACTTTGGTGCAGTTGGAGATGGAAATTTGAGTAATGCAACAACAAATCTCACAGCATTCACAAATGCAATGGCGGCTGGCAAAGTTGTTTATGTTCCATCAGGGAATTATAGATTTTCTACAACTGGTGTTGTTATAGAAACAACAATGAATGGTCAAGTTATTGTTGGAGATGGATTAGATGCTTCACTTTTAAATTGTTTAACAATTCACATAAAACATACTCATTGTAGAGTAGAAGGATTGAAGCTATTGGGGGCGCAATCCAATACTCCATCATATGGTGTTTTAGTTGATGACGGCAGATCGGAAACAGAAAGAACATCGTCGCAGTCTTTGAGAAAAAACGCAGTTGTAGATAAATGCTATATTATCAATAAAACATACGGTATTGCTTTTACGGATACTGGATCTTTTGATGCTGTTACCAATTCCTATATAAATCAAAATTCTTACGGTATTTGGTTTGCTAATGACGTATCTTCTGCTACAGGAACGCTTAATCCTCTAGTCTACGATAGAGGAGATAAACTTATAAACAACAACATTATCTATGATAATGACATTGCTGGTATTTGGGCAAAGTGTGTAGGTGCTGTTCTTATAAACAATAATAAAATCATCAGCAACGGCACTAATTTATTGGTTTCGTCTGACATAACTGGTGGAAGGAACGAAAAGGTTCAAGGGTTGTACATGAGCAACAATTCCATTGAAAACGCAACAGCAAACAGAGTGCTAAATATAGTTTCTGTTGCCGACAATGGTTCTGGAAACGCTAGGGTAACAGTAAATTCAAACCACTTACTTCCTGAAACCCACGCTTATCTTGTTACTATATCTGGAAGTGTAAACTATAACGGCAACCATGAAGCTACATGGGTAAGTAATACTGCTTTTGATTTAGATACGGCATTTATTGCTGACAATACTGGTATTGCGGTTCTGTTGGGATGGGATATGCATTGTGTTGATACTGGAGCAGTAGGAACTTATGGCAATTTCAACATCCAAGGTGGAGACATAAACCAATTCAATATCGAGAGTGGTGCTAACTTTCGTTTAGACAACATTAACGTAAAATATCAACGACGATTTGGTGTCAATGTTAATCACATGACGGAATTTGCTTACACACACGGAACAGACCGATTAGGAAACAATATAGATATACCTCCGTCTGGGAACTATTTGCCTCTGCAATTAACGGGACAATATTCAAAAGCAGACGGATCAGTTGACTATACAATTGGACAATTCACTTTTCCGTCTCAACCTCAATTATCCAACAACCCCAATACACTTGACGAATATTCCGAAGGAACTTGGAATGCAGTATTTCAAACCACCAATGGAGACTTAACAGTTACCATGGAAAACCTTGGGTGTCACTATACCAAGATAGGGCGATTAGTAAATTTGACATGCGCTATAAGAACTGATGCAGTTTCTGGAGGAACTGGAAATGTAGTTATTAGCGGCATTCCAACTAATTTAATACCTAAATATAGGTGTGGATCTGCTATCAGCACGGTAACAGGCTGGGCCACACAAGCTCCTGATTTTGTCAGTGCTGAAGCCAACGCCAGCGTGTTTGATTTAAAGTATAGATCATCTACTACAACAGATGCTGCAATTCCAGTAGCAAATCTTGATAATGGTATTAATAAAAACTTGGTTATTTTCTCTATTACTTACGTTGGCACTTAAAGTATAAATAAAAACACATAAGCGCAAACATTAAAGCGTTTTGAAAAACTACCTTAACATCTCCCACATTTCGATGCGAAAACATTAAAACACTATGAGTCTAATCAAATCCAACGCAGTCCAGATCGGACAATCAGGAACAGCAACTCAGAATTTCACGCTGGCAGTCCCATCGTCACCAGACGGCACGATTAAGCTGGCACGGGGCAATGCTGGAGCAACTACGCAGGATGTGATTAGTGTAGATGCAAGCGGGAATGTTTCGTTTGCTGGCACAACTGGTCTTGGCAATATCAGCAACTCGACTGCGATTGCTACTGGCAGCACAACTGCGCGTTCGCTTGCTAACAGGTT